CCGTGCGGCAGATGGGCCCACTTTTGCGTGACATGCACCCGATAGTGCCCGATAATGGTTACTCAAACTTTTTGGCCTCTTTCCGCAAGCGCTGCAATTACCACTCCTCCAAGCGGGCTAGTCCCGCTGTGGTTGCAGGCACACTTTCTTTAATTGATTTGTTAGCTCCTGCGCCTTTACCTTCTTTTGACTGGTCCGAGACTCTGTTCGAAGAGTGGATCAGTAAATTTGGACCTGAGAAACGTGCTCGCATGTTTTCGGCTGTAGAACAGTTTTCTGGCTCTTCACTTAAGAATTATAGCGAAAAGGAAATTTTCGTCAAATGTGAAGCCCTCCTCGTTGGGCACAAGCCTAATTGGGCCCCGAGGATTATTTACAAGGGAACTGATGTATACAACGCCCTCTCAGGCCCAATATTTTGTGAATTGATGCAGCGCCTTGACCATGCTTATACTTATATGCAAGGTCCACATAGGTTTAAGGTTGCCTACAAGAAAACCCCTGATCAGTATTGCGATTTTTTTGATGTACAGGATGGTGATTTCATCGAAAGTGATTTTTCAGCTAACGATATGAAGCAATGTTCTGATGTTATGTTGCTTGAAATCGCTTTAATGCGTCGTTTGGGTTGCCCCGAGTGGTTTGTTAGGCTTCACAGCCGAACTAACCACTTCCAAGTGAAGTCAACCAAGCATGGCTTGTTGGCTTTCATAGACAATCAGCTGCCCACGGGCGCCACTGACACCACTTTCAGAAACACCTTTTGGAACTCAGCAATATTGTACACATTCCTTTTGAAGATTGGAGCTTCTAGTTCTCGTGCGTTGCTTCTTGGCGACGACATGTTAGCACGCATATCCGGGTTGCCCCGATATGCTGTCAAGATTTACGAGGGGGTGGCCACGTCAGCTCAAATGGACGCGAAGGTTTTCCGACGCAGATATTTGGCTGATTGTACTTTTCTTAGCCGCTTGTTTATACCGCGCTCCAATGGAATGCACCTCACGGTCCCCTTATTGGGCAAGGCCATTGGGCGGTTTAACATGCGCGCTAACCGCAACCTCGCTGTTTCTGACCATGCTTACATGGCCGGCAAGAGCGTCGGGTACGCGTACGAATTTCGATTCTTACCTTTCCTTCGTGACATGTTCCTTGACCGCTTCGTTCATGAGTTTTCCATGGTCGAAAGGGAAAAGGTTCTTGGGGAAGGCTTTGATGATGGTGTTACTTGGAATGCCAAGCAAGCGGGCATTACTTTACGTAATGTCCGTGACAAGTTAGTCGTTTCTGATGACTTTTTGATTCAGTACGACGATTTCTTGGCATTCTGCCATCATCGTTACGGTTTGTTGGCCATGGATGTTTTGGCCATATTCGAGGACGTTGTTACGTCCACCGACATCGTTGATGTCGATGGTCACGTCGTCGAGGCTCTCGCCATTGATTTCATGTAGTGATACGTCGAAATCGGACATCCGGTACAACTACCGTAATGCCAACCTTAGATTCAAT